TGGTCGGCACGGGGGCTATGGTCGGCACGGGGGCTATGGTCGGCACGGGGGCTATGGTCGGCACGGGGGCTATGGTGGCTATGGCGGTTATGGTGGTAGTTGGGGTGGCGGGGGCGGGTATGGTTATTTATATCCCTACGGTTATGCTACCGGCTATTATGACTATCCTTGGTATTATCCTTGGTTTCTATATAGTGATTATTAGACCGACGCCAGAAGTTTTATTCCGTCGTCGAATACACTTTTGGTTTCACTGCATCAGCCACTCGTTGCTTCTCTAAATTTTCTTCATAGGCTTTGCGCCGTTTCTTCATTTCTTCCACACTTTGATTACAACCTTTATTTACGACATAATTATAGCTCACCGACGTAACTAGCGTGCCTGTTAGCATGAACCAGATATATTCAGATACCGTGTCTTTCAAGCGGACAAAGCTGAGTAGGTTACTTTTATTCGCCTCCGTATAACTAGTCGCTTTAAAAATGCCTTGCATATTGGTCCAAAAACGTTCAAAATTAGATTGAGTAATTTCGTTGATTAGTAAAGAATTATCGGTGAGAATGTGTTCTAAGGCTTCGCCCATGGGACCTTGTTCGTTGCCTAAATCTATTTTGGATTTCATAATATCGTTGAAAAAATTAGTCAAACCAAACAGTTTAGTGATACCGTAGCCAAAGGTGTTGGAAAATGGGGCTAGCCAGCCCGGGAAGATAGCTAATACAACATACAGCAGACCGAAAATAAATAACCAGGGAACCAAGGTAATGAATAAAGCTGTATCATATTGATTCGTCCCGCACATGGTATTTGTGAGATTTAAGTTGATGATATATTCACCGGCCACTAAGAGTAAAATATATACCCCGGCATAAATTTTGCTTTGGACAGAATCCGTAATTTTATATTTTAGAATGAAGTAGAGGGTAGTAATAATGAAAAACCAAAGGAGAGACATAAACGGATTGGGAGTAGACATTAGTGTATATACAATATAATTTATTTTTAGGTTGGCCTATTTGGCCTATTTGCCCTATTTGGCCTATTTGGCCTATTTTGCCTATTTGGCCTATTTGGCCTATTTGCCCTTTTTTGTATATCTCTATATTCTATATAATGAACTCTAATAAACCGACTTTAATCGAACCAGGAGTGCGATATTTTTTAAATGGTATGCTTAAAGAATGTCGAAAATTCAAAGATAATTATATTAGTGTGATTTTTAATATAAGTATGATTTTATTACTTGTGGCTATGATTGGGGGGTTTCTAATATACCGTTATAAAGGTAAACCCACCCCGGCTGAAATAGAATTAAAAAATCGGCAAAAACAAGAATATATTGTATCTAAACTGCAACAACTGGCGTACGAAAAGAAAAAAAATGCAGTGAATACCAGTCTGATTACGGGGTTACCGGAATTTTAATATATGATGGAAACCATATAAATACAAAAACGATATAAACATAGTACTACTGCATGACTTCTACGTACGAATATACGCAAAGAGAATTTTTTCGCAACAACAACTGTCTAAAAATAGGACAATGTTATGAAATTGCGGAATTTACCGAAAAAACCGGCTCACCGGAAGAAGAAAACGAGCAATATTTTACGACGCGTCCAGGTATTTATGTCGGGCAATTCATATCCAGTTATTTAATCTCCAATGAAAAAAGTTGGTGGTGGATATGTACCTTTAAAACCAATGACAATACAAATTGTAAAATAGAATTTAAATATGATAATCTCATATGTTGGCGGGAAGTAGCTGATACAAAACCTAATCGGCGTGAAGTTTTCCGTATCTCGCCGAAGGAAGGGAAATATTATGAATATGCTGAATATACGGAAAAAATCGGTGTTTGGCCGAATGACCGCTATTTTACGACGGACCCTCTATGCTATGTAGGCAAACATATTAAACATTGTACACAGGGTTATGGTGATGGGGCCGACCATTGGGACATTTTTGAAGATTCTGGAGGACAAACAATTCGGATAGATTATACTTATGCAGGGACGACCAGTTTTCGGGAAGTGCCGGAGCCTAGCATAATCGGGTAATAGGTGTCAAAGCCTATTACATTTGCGCCTATTACATTTGCGCCTATTACATTTGCGCCTATTTTAAAAAAGTATGTTTTTGCCATGCCTATTACATTTGTACTTTTTTTTAAAAAGTATTTACACCTTTTAACATTTAAAACGCCGATTTTTAGTCTCTTAAAATTTTTACACCTTTTAACATTTAAATCGTCGATTTATATAGGTTATATTTTAGTGTTTTATTTTTTTTTCTTTATATAATTTTTATGTGATTTGTTTTTCCTGTTTATTTGTCTAATCTTCTTACTATGTGTTGAATTATGTTTGTATTTATGTTTTTTCCTACTTATATTTTTTATCTTCTTACCACAATTTTTAAATTGTGATAATATTTTTACATAACAATTAAAACTTTCAGAAATATTTCTACACATTAATGTTCCTACTTCACCGTCATCTTCAGGTGGCATTTCTTTAATAGATGTAAAACCTTGTGTTTCATATAATTTAACTAAAAAATTTATAGGTTCATATTTTTTTGCCTCTAATAATAAATAGTCATATTGTTCGTCATTTGCGTATTTAATTATTTCCTCAAATAATAACCGAACTATGCCTTTATAATCACTATTTCCTGCAACACTTGTTATGAAAAGTCCTTTTGCTTCTTTAATACCACCTTTACTTTCAAAATTTTGATATTTTTTAAATTGTTTCAAATCAGTTGTAACGCAAAACCCAATTAATTCTTGTGTTGTATTTAATTTTATTTTCCATATTAATGCTTCACCATTTTCATCTGTATTTGGCATAAATTCTGTTAGTGGTTCTTTTTGTTTATATGCTATATTATACAAATTTATAATATCACTATCTTTGATTGTATTACCATTATTTATAAATGTTTCTTTCTCTATTATTATCTTGTCCTTTGATAATATTTTTTTTTGTATAGACATAATTATTATTATATTTTATATATACAAATATAATAAAATAGGCGTTATAAATGTTAAAAGGTATAAAAAGTATAAAAGTATATAAGTAAAATGCCATATATTGCTTATAGTGGAATAGGTGCAAAAGAGTCAGAAATACATTCTATTGAAGAATTTTTGAATATTATGAATCATCACGATTGTCATAGTCATTACTATGAAATGACTTCTTATGGAGTTGATATGGAATATAAAAATTATTCACTTCCTGATGATTTTATAAAATTTACCTTGGCAGAATGGATAGATTATTCAGGTGCTACATATTATGATTCTGACTGGTAATATTATTTATATTTGGTGTGCGAAGGTGTAAAAGAATAAAAGTATATTTTTGCTACACTTTTTCTTAAAAAGTGTTTTTTGCTGTACTTTTTCTTAAAAAGTATTTAAACCTTTGCACATTTATAAAGCCGTTTTAAATACAATATTATATAATAAACTATAGTTCATAATGTTTATTACTTTTATTTTTAAAATACAGAATATGCCTGGTCAAACATTTTATGGTAAATATTATACTGATTATATATCTGATGACCACGAAGGTCTAGATAATGAAATAAAACCTTATTTACTAAAAGGAATTAATGACTTTCAAAACTCACAACTTTCCCCAGAAGTAGAAAATGTTCATATAGGTATTATTTCAGTGTCTGACCATAATTATATTTCAATACATTCAACGGATGAAGAAATAAAATGTTTTGATTTTTATTGTAAAAATTTTACCATTAATTATAAAATATGTTTCACAATGTATATGTTTGGTAAATTAATTTAAAGGTCCATATCGGCGTTTTACATGTGCAAAGGTGTAAAAAGTGTTTTTTGCTACACTTTTTCTTACACCTTTTCTCATTTAAAACGCCGATTTTCACAAGTTATGAAATGAGATTTTTACTTATATTTAAATACAAATCCAGCAGAACTTTTACTTTGTCCTTTTAAAACCGAAGATATGTTGATTGTTGATATAATATTATGTTCTTTTTGTAAATATTTTCTTGCTTCAATTTGATAAATAAATGTTTTTATGAATGTTCCATCTATTGTAAATACATCAAATGGTTTGTTTTTTCCTTTTCTGTCTGATACTTTTTTTTGTGCTTCACTATTTTTTTGTCTTGCGTCTGGATGTTCTTCATAATATTTTTTTTGTGCTTCACTATTTTTTTGTCTTGCGTCTGGATGTTCTTCATAATATTTTTTGTGTGCTTCACTATTTTTTTGTCTTGCGTCTGGATTTTCAAAGCGTTTTTTTTGTGCTTCACTACATTTTTTTATTGCGTCTGGATTTTCAAAATATTTTTTTAGTGCTTCACTATTTTTTTGTCTTGCGTCTGGATTTTCATAATATTTTTTTAGTTTTTCACCCTGTTCTTTTCTTGCGTCTGGATTATCTTCATGATATTTTTTCTTTATTTTTCTCATTTGTTCTCTTGCTTCTGGGTTTTCAAATTGTTTTTTTGATATTTCGCTTATTTGTTCTCTTGCGTCTGGATGTTCTTCATAATATTTTTTGTGTGCTTCGCTCATTTTTTGTCTATCCTCTTCTGTATAAACATAACCATTTGTCCCCTCTCCACCATATGTCATATTATATCCATTTTTATTCATATAATATGAATTATACTCTATAATATATCCAATTTCCTTTTCACATAATTCTTCTATTGTATCTGCTGTATCTATTTCTATAAGTTCAAGTGTATCTACCATTCCATATTTTCTTATCGCATTATAAATACATTTTGCATCACCATTTTTTGAGGAAATTTTATGTTCTTTTGTTCGTTGTTCTAATGAAGTAGTCGTTAGACCAATATAATGTTTTCCATTAGGGAATACTATTTTGTAAATAGAACCGAAAGTCATTTTATATATTATTAATTATATTATAGATTTTTAAAATCAATTTTATATGATAAAATCGGCATTTTAAATGTGCGAAGGTGTAAAAAGTGTTTAAAAAGTGTTTTTTGCTACACTTTTTCTTAAAAAGTGTTTAAAAAGTATGTTTTTGCTATACTTTTTTTTAAAAAGTATCTATATGGAACAAGATTTAATATCGGCCATTGATAATTATTATAAATTAAAACAAACGTATGATAAACAATTTAATGCCTTTCGAGACAAATTGCGAAAGAATGAAGCACTCGCCGAAATTGAAAAAAAACGGCTCTTTAAGGAGTTTCAACCCAAGTGCGTGAATTGTAAAAAACCTGGCGGGACCCGCTTTAATAATACAGACCGCATTTTAAAAGCTACTTGCGGGTCCGCGCAACCATGCAAACTTAATATCGAATTAAATCAAGGAAAATATGCCAATGTGATTGATTTAGATGAAAAATATAGTAAAAATGTCGATTTGATTAAGACCAAAATAATTATGACAAAATTGGACTTTTTATTCGGTTATATTAGCGACGAAACCACCGCATTTGATAATTTTGATAAACTACGGAAAAAATTAAAACAATACATGGAAGCCTTATTAATCGTGCAAAAACACTATAATGATGTAGCCAATAATCCCGAAAAGAAGAAAAGCATTCATGACGCGGAAGGGAAACTCTATGAAGAAATAATGGAGTTGAAAAATATTTACCAATTGTATACTGAAAACCCGCTGTCAAGTTACATTACTGATATGGTTGAAAAATATACGAAAATACTTCAACCTTTAGCAGACAAATTAAGAAACATGAAATATATGGTAAATGTAATAGAAACTGAAAACACTGGCGAAAAACTAGATAATGTTATGTATTTAGTACAAAAAGAATATACTCTGGCTGATTTAGAACAAGAAGTAGCGGGTACCGTGCAGAGTGGAATTGTAAAAAATGTTGTATAATATATTTATATTTATATTTATATATTGTTAATGTATATTATATGTTTTTACAATATATAAATATTAAGGTTTTTTTGGTAAGTCTAGCCGCCGGCCTGCTATTTGTATATCTCTCTAACCCGGACCCCACCATAATTTACGTGTATCCAACCCCGGACAATGTAGATAAAATAAAATATAAGGATAAAGCCGGGAATTGTTTTAAATTTGAAGCCACCGAGACAATATGCCCCACGGATAAGAGTAAAATAAAAACTATTCCTTTGCAAAAATAATATAAATAATATAAATAATATATATAATATAATGATTGGGAAAATGATATCAGCCATTCATACAACAAATGGACAATATATAATATCGTTTATTTTAGGTATAGGTATGGCTAGTTTATTTAGAAAAGTATGTAAGGAGCGTAATTGTCTGGTCTTCAAAGCCCCGAATTTTGACGAGGTAACCAAAAATGTTTATACTTATGGTGACAAGTGTTATTCTTTTAATAAAAAATCCGTGACTTGCGGAAATGTAGAGCGAGAAATAAATGTATAGTTAAGTCGTATACATACCTGGGGATATTTTGTTTTTTTATATATATATATATCTTTGTGCCTTACACAGTCGGCGATTTACTTGTAATTGTAAAAAATTTTACAATTTAGCTAGTTAAATTGTAAAATTGAAATAAGAATCTTAAATAAACCCATACGTATTAACAAACTCAAAGAATGAATCCTCAAACAACTTCAACAGCAACTTCAACAGCAACTTCAGCAACAGCTAGCAATTTATTAGACACGCCACAGCGGGAAGCGCCTATTAGTAGCCGGCAAGAAAAACCCAGGATGAGTATAACACCGTTAGGCACTACATTATTATTATTAACGCCCGAGAAGGCTCTCTCACAAATCGCAAATTTAACCAACTCATTTTGCGATTTACCATTTGAATACGCCCAAATGATTCAATTCAACATCCGCAATCGTCAATTTACCAGTTACGGAGTGTTACCCAGTCCAACAGATGAAACCCTCGCTAAACAAATTATTGGTAAAGACGGTTATTACCTGAAATTAACCACAACAAAGACTGGCGTTGATTTTATCTGGCATAACCGAGTTAAACAAGAGTTCCAATTTTGGGGCCTCAACTTATGTTGCATTCGCGCCATGAAAGAAATTAGTTACCGTATTGATAAGTATGCGGGCCCACGTCAAGCGTTTGACCGAGACACAATGTGTTCAGACGCGTGGTATAAATTCGTATACACCATTGACCCGGCGAATGAAGACCGTTTACCGTAAATTACTAACCTTTAAAAAAATAATAAAAAATAAAAAACATTTGAAAAAATAAAAAATATTTTAAATAAAATAAAATACATTTGAAAAAATAAAATACATTTAAAAAATAAAATACATAGAATAGGTTTTATAGAATAGGTTTTATAGAATAGTTTTTTTTAGCAATTTAAAATTGAGACTAATTTTTTTATAATACCGTATAATATAACAACCTTACATCAAATGGCGCAGGCAAAACGTTCATATGCAAGATATAAAGAAGAAATAAATCCCGATACGTCTCAGCAATTTGTATATAACCTCATGCAACTTACGCCCGGGGAAACTTTATTGCAACTGGCTATCGTTACCAACGGTTTTTACGAAGTATCTATTAATAATGCCGGTTGGATACAACGCGATGTGCGGAGCCGACCATTTAGTTTTTACGGCAGAATAAAAATTAATGGTCGTAGCGGAGGAGCGAAAGTCGTGGAAGAAGTAATTGGTAAAGATGATTATTATTTAAAATATGTGATGAAAGAATTTAATATAGATTACATCTATTACACTGGGACTAGAAGAATGTTTCAATTATGGGGCGAATATAATAATTGTGTTAAGGCAATGAATTATATGTTCAAACGTATACTTGACATAGAAAAAAAACAAGACGAAGCATATCGACTTGAACCAAATATGGAATTGTCTGCCTGGGACCTAGAAATGCAAGAGATTGAAGATGCGAAAAAACGCAAAAAACAAAAACAACAATCGGCGCAAGTGGAGCCAGCGCAAGTGGAGCCAAACTTTAGCCCTACTTCGCCTTCCTATAATCCTATTTCACCCGTATACAATCCAGCTTTGCCAAACTTTAGTCCTACTTCGCCCTCCTATAATCCTACTTCGCCCTCTTATAGTCCTACTTCGCCCTCTTATAATCCTATTTCGCCCTCCTATAATCCTACTTCGCCTTCCTATAGTCCTGTTTCACCCTCTTATAATCCTATTTCGCCTTCCACCTACTTTGACAAAAATTAAGGCCAGGGGGCAGGGCCAGGGGGCAGGGGCCAGGGGGAAGGGGCGGGGGGGCCAGGGGGCGGGGGTCCAGGACAGGGGGCGGGGGCAGGGGCAGAGCCAGGGGGCCAGGGGCCAATGGGCAGGGGTCCAGTGCAGAGCCAGGGGCAGGGGCCAGGGGCAGAGCCAGGGGCAGAGCCAGGGGCAGAGCCAGGGGCAGAGCCAGGGGCAGAGCCAGGGGCAGAGCCAGGGGCAGAGCCAGGGTCAGGGCAGAGTCTAGCAAGTACGTAACATTTTTACTTTTTTTAAAAAAATTTTAAGTTTTTGGCCTGGAAAACTTAAAATTGAAATAGAAAAAAAACTAATAGAATTTAGTATTAAAAACCAATCATACGCAACCAAGCAAAATCAAATACAATGGCTTATTCTCAACGTTCCAGTAATTCAAGCAAGCAATATACCTATAAAGATGATGGCCCACACCAGCAAGCGGATAGACGCACGTCCAGGGATGAACCCAGACGCACCCACCGGGAAGAATCCAGACATTCCACCCACCGGGATGAACCCAGACATTCCACCCACCGGGATGAACCCAGACATTCCACCCACCGGGATGAACCCAGACATTCCACCCACCGGGATGAACCCAGACATTCCACCCACTCAAGACGAGAGGGTCCTTCTAAAGACACTGTAAAATTACCACCAATGCGATATAAGTTAACAAAACTTACGCAAGCCCAAACACTGTTGCAAATCGCCATTAAAACCAATGGATTTTGCGATATGTCGGCCAACTCGGCCGATTGGATACAACGGGATGTTCGCAGCCGCGAATTTAGTTCTTTTGGGAGCATTCCAGCACCCAAAGACATGTCCGTAGTTGAAAAGATTATCGGCGAGGACGATTATTACCTAAAACTCACTACGAAAAATCACGAGATGGATTACATTTGTTACGATAGCGAGACGGAAGAGTTTCAAGTATGGGGCGAATATCAATGTTGTATTCGTGCACTTAATGAAATGCGCTACCGCATCCATAAAATCGAAACTCGACTGGCTATGCCCGTGCAGACAGTATTACGGTCTGATGACTATGACGAAGACACAGACCCAGCGAAACATTTCTCTGACTACACTGAACATTTCTCTGACTACGCCGAACAACAATCAATACCGTTTGAAAAAGTTGAACGAGTGGCTTATAGCAAGTTTGCTACCAGTCAAATGACTAAAATGGGCAACACCCTTGGCAAAGGATTAGGGGCCAAAGGTACCGGACGGATTGAGCCCATTAACCCCGTGTCTGACCTTGGGGGCCGAACCAACAAAAGCACCACGGGACTTGGCTATGTTTCACCATTACCATGTGACATATTTAAACCAGAATTTTCGTTAGAAGACAATTCTAACGAAGTACTTTAACCAAAACTTAGATTTACCAAAACTTAGATTTACCAAAACTTAGATTTACCAAAACTTAGATTTACCAAAACTTAGATTTAAAAACTTTAAAAAAATAAAAAAAAAATAAACACTTTAAAAAAATAAAAAAAATAAACACTTTAAAAAATAAAAAAAAATAAACTTTAAAAAAAAAATGTACGTAGTTAGTTTAGAATAGTTTTTTTACTCTTTCTAAAATATTATGCGTCTATTATTTAATATAATTAATGCCTTGAATATATTAAATATGAATAGTATTGGAACCACAAATATTGATTCTTTGCCACAATTGCCAGCGCAGGGCCAAATGCAAGGGCCAGCGCAAGGGCAAATGCAAGGCCAAATGCAAGGCCAAATGCAAGGCCAAATGCAGGGCCAAATGCAAGGCCCACCCCAAGAAAATATTAGACTAGATATTGACAATTCGTTGGCAAAATTACAACAAAGTCGCGAGGCTGAACTCCAACAAGCCCAGCAGGGCCAGCAAAATGCCATGGGCCAGCAAAATGCCATGGGCCAACAAAATGCCATGAGTCAGCAAAATATCAACCAATTTGTCAGTGGTCTCCAACAAGCCAGTTCAGCAGGATTAACTATGTTACCTTCACGCGATATTCCGCAAACACAAACGCACCTAATCCAAGATAAGCACATGCAACCGAATTTTGTGCCCCAAGAACTGACGCATACAGATTATATAACGGACCATCAAACCAACGAAGAGATTATTCGCAGACATGCACAGAAAGAACAACACACTCACAGTTTAGACCAATTCTATAATAATCTCCAAACCCCCATTTTAATCGCTATTTTATATTTTCTCTTTCAATTACCCGTAGTGAGAAAAAATGTCTTTAAATTTATGCCTTCGTTATTTAGTAAAGACGGCAATCCCAATTTAATGGGGTATGTGATTAATAGTACTATCTTTGCTGGATTATATTTCTCGATGACCAAAGGTATTCATTATTTTTCCATCTAGGTGGGTCCTTACACTTGGGCCCTTACACTTGGGCCCTTATACTGGGGCCCTTACACTTGGGCCCCTTACACTTGGGCCCTTATTCTGGTGCCCTTACACTTGGGCCCTTATTCTGGGCCCCTTACACTTGGGCCCCTTACACTTGGGCCCTTACACTGGGGCCCTTATACTGGGGCCCTTACACTTGGGCCCTTACACTTGGGCCCTTATACGTTTGCCCTATGAGAAAAGTATCTACTAACTGTATAACATATGAATATGTTACAAGAATATATCAAAGCTTTAGTCCTTAATATAAATAAAACTAATTTGCCCCCACAAGTAAACCTCATTTTTGATGGCGGAGCTTTTAATGGGGGTTTTGCCGCCGGCGTAGCAATTTATTTAAAGTGCATGGAAGAACACAACCTCCTAAAAATAAATAATGTCTCGGGCTGTAGCATCGGTTCTATATTAGCGGTCTGGTATTTGGCTGGTTGTAATCCAGAAAATATTACGTATTTGGAGGATTTTATGAAAACTTATAAAAAAAATATGAATTTGCATGCATGTGCCCAGATTATACATGATTTTATTACTGACTTATTTGCAAAAAATGACAATAATACACTATTGTCCGTATTAAATAGGCACTTATATATAAGTTATTATAATATTAAAAAACATAAACAACACACTGTCTCTCATTTCCGAGACAAAGCGCATGTTATCGATTGTATTTTACGGTCAATTCATATTCCTTATATAATTGATGGTCGCGCCAGTTATAAGAAAAAATATATGGATGGCATTTCTCCCCATATTTTTAATAATGGATTACCCAATTTATTTGTTAGATTATTGACGTTGCGAAAATGTTCGCGGGCTTTTATGATAAAATCTGAAAATAATATACATTATCGGTTGCTAACTGGGGTGGCTGATATAAATGAATTTTTCACAACCGGGCGGTCTGATATGTGTAGTTTTGTCAGTGATTGGACCTATATAGATATATTTCACCTGCGCATCCGCGAAATAATATTTTTTACTATTTTTTCGCTCATTGGGTGGCTAATCATAATTAAAAATTATTTGCCGAAAACAGTCACGGAATCTTTAATATATAACGGCACAGCGAAAGCTATGGAGGGGTTATATAAAGATATGGTGGGGCGAGTGTTGGTCTAGATATATTTAATGTAATCTCTTATTTATTTCAATAGCTTGAATCAATTTCTTAGGGTCTTTTGTGGCATAGGCGACGACTCTACCCGTAGCGGTTATAGTTACTTTATAAGTATTTTTATTGCGATTTTTCCGTATAGTGTAAGGCATTAGTTATATATTATAAACATACTTTTATTCTTAAATTTACATAAAATAAAATTGAATTAAAATTCTGTTCCAGGGCTATATTACCTTACTGACATGGAAGAGTACAGAATAACGCAAGAGCACAGCATACAGCAAGAGCATAGCATAATGCAAGAGCACAGCATAACGCAAGAGCAAAGCAAAACAGCTACCCAAAAACAACCCGTGCATATAATCAATATTATTAACAGGTCCTATCTGGACAGATATACGCATAGGACCTGCAAGTGGTTTAAATATAAAAAAAACAAGGAACCTATAAATATCGCCCCTATGATTGAAAGCATATCCCAAGGTAAAATATTCAAATTTAGAAGAGGACCATTATATTTTACATTTATAGATGACGGCGAAATTAGGCAACTCGGATATTGTGTGGATAAAGACCATGAATATATGTACTTTACGTCATTTATAAATGAGACAGACGACCAATACCATCACCGAACATTTGCGCTTCCGAACCATATGTTACATGTCTTATATATCGCCGATTATTAATGTATAATATATAATATATAATATATAAAATTGAAATGCAAAGTTAAGAATATATCAGAGCTATTAAACCAGTAAAATGACGCACGCCTCAAACATGACCTTTCAAGAACTCGCCGAGCTTACGACCCGAATTGACAATTATAATTACCACCAGCGCAACGACATCACCGCTGATTCGCTCCATACAGAGTTTTGGGAGGCTTTACACCGTTTACGTCTCAGCCCAAATAGGAAGGCAATTTTGGAAGATTGGAAATATAAAGGCGATTTACTTAGTACAGAGAAAACCCACGCAAATGAGGCTAAGCAGTTTACCTTGCTTACTTGGGAGAAGAGCTTTGTATTAGATTTCTGGATGGGTATTTATCATTAGCTGTGTAATCTTCTGTTTGATTTTCATAATACTGTTTGTCATAATACTGATACATTATACCATTGAAAAATATAAATATATATATATATAAAAACATAATATATATATATAGACTAAAAAAAGAAGGCACTGCTTTTTTTTTTCAGTGTTTTCGTGGGCTTACTACTAGCTCGTGGTTTACTGGCGGTCTTCTTACTCTTACTCTTACTTTTGTTGTTACTGATATCTTTTTTCTCTCCGGGCGTATAGCGTAAGAAGTATTCTTCGTACTCTTTTGTCCCCCTTTTATTTTTTAATTCCTTAAACTTTTCTGCCTTGGTCGAACGGATGGAATCCAGTGATTCCAAATTAGTACCATAACAGTTAATACTAAACCGTTTTAATAACCCCTTTTGTTCTAATCTATTTTTCGCTTGTACGTGAAATAAATATTGGGCCATACATAAAATACGGTCATGGTCGTAATAAGGACGGTCAGCATATAAAAAGGCAAAAAAGAAGGTCAACATGGTATCAATCGTAGCTACTTTGAGTACATTATGCCCGACCTTAATAGTATTATAGCTGTAACAAGCGATGGATTCATAAATGAAACACACGGTATCATTGTCTACCACTACTTCATAATGCACGGGAATGATTTCGCCTATCGGGGGTTTTTTATAGATTCTCACATTTTTAAAACCCGCGGAAGAGAGACGCTCTTTTAAAATGGTAATCAAGGTTTTGGGGTCTTCGGAGATGACATCAAAGTCCGGCACTTTTTTAATAAATTGTTGTTGGTCTTTGGGCATATATTTCCCATATAGACTGCTCGCAAAACCGCCGGTAAAGACGACGCCCAAGTCAATCATCACGTCTTTAATGGTATCATAAATAACCGATGAATCGTCGGCCGTGCCTTCAAAATCTCGTATAAATTTCGTTGATTCGCATTTGGGATTTTTAAAAGGATAATGTTTATTCAATAGCACTAGACGTTTGTAGACTTTTTCCCAACGACTGATGTCGCCTTTGGGGCGGGACAGTTCTTTATATACTGCCATTCTTAACCAGTTTGGCGGAGCATAATGGATACCATTAATTTTAATGCTATCTTTTAATACCGTCTTGAAAAGTTTCGGGACCATCTGGGTCACGTCTGCCACGGGCATAAAATTCACAAAGACTTTATAGGTACCTACGTGTACCGCGGCGCGAGCTTCGACATCATTATAACCGGCTTTGTTATAAATATCAGCTAATTCTTTTGCATCAGTTAAGGCAGTGGGAGAGAAAAAATCATAATCAGGAATTTCGACGTCTTTATTATAAAACTGGTCATATTCGGGCAAGATATTATTTATCGCGGTTCCACCGTAACAGATTAGTTTTTTAGTTTTTAAAAAGTTTTCCAAAATAGCAATAATTTTTAATATTTCTGGGGATTGAGCTACTGTTTTTCCTTGGATTTCTTCGGCTTTATCTACCGAACTACGTAATATTTCTAATTCTTTTTCTTCAAAAGTCTGAGCTTTCTCTTTGAACTTGGGCATTACTAATATATACTTTTTAAAAAAAAGTATAGCAAAAAGATACTTTTTTTTAAATGCTTTTTTAAATACTTTTTTAAATGCTTTTTTAAATGCTTTTTTAAATGCTTTTTAGAAAAATACTTTTTAGAAAAAAGTATAGCAAAAAGATACTTTTTAGAAAAAAGTATATATGTAATAAGTATATATGAAATAAGTATATTTATTTCAATTGTTTAACCGTATTTTTATACATATCTAAATTGCGGGTGGTTAAAGATTCGTTTAGTTGCATAACCAAGTCAGTACGTTCATCCTCGGTATATGTTTGTGTATACAATTTCGCAATAATATTTTCCGGGTGTAACGTTTCGCATACCAAATCATTCACAATCATTTTTCCGGGTGTCGCCAATAAGACATTATATAACGTTTCACCCGTATATGTCACCTTTTTAATATCTTTAGAATATGTCAAAAAGCGATGGGCAGGTACCATGCATCCATTAAATTCAATCTGATGGTCTTTAGTCATCACGGTGTGTTGCGACGGCAGGTGCGGGCGGATAGACCCCGGGGGAAAAGAAATGAGATATTTATCTAAAGTCCGGGTTTGGGTAATATGTTGGATGGGAGCACGATTAATAGTATGTTTCGCGGGGTCTAACTGGTTGATTGGAACTGTGCCTTGGTCGGTCCGGACGGGTGTGCCCGCGGGAAAACAAATGTTGCTAAGGGCTGTAATGGCTGTCAGAAAACCGACGATAACACCATTATCATTTATTCCATTTGCCTCTGCGTTGTCGCTCGTAAAAACACCTAGGATGCTACTTAAAAATTGCGGTGTGGCGCTTAAAGAGGACCAATAGACGGGACTATTTTTACCTATGTCACTGTTATAACTGGACCCCACAATAACATTAGTCTTATTGATACCGTTTGCAAACCATTGGTTAAATGCGTTGGTGTAGGGTAAGTCTTGGACGGTGGAAGTAGGGTTAAGAAAATATGTTGGTATGGATAAAGAAAAAGTATCACCACCGCTTTCTCTATTACCCACAATGATTTTTAAATCACTAATTCCGTTTGCAGATGAAGATGGTATAACGGTGTTACCAGGAAATAATTGTGGGTTAGTAGTTAAATCAGACCAATATATTCCAACATTACTTGCCGCTCCTGCACAATTATAATATCCAACAATAAAATTATCGGCGGTAATACCTGTTGCAAAAATTTGTATAGAACTAGTGTCATTACACCTAATGTCTGGATTATTTGTACTTAAGGGTTGTGGTTGCGCGCTAAAGGAAGGCCAATAAACGGGAATATATTTGTTTCCAGAAATAAAACTTCCCACGATAATACCGTTATTATTAAGGCCATTGGCAGACCCCCCGGAATAAAGAGTCGTACCCAGACGCAGACTTAAAGCTTTGGGTTGCGCACTAATAGAGTCCCAATATACAGGGATGGATTTGTTATTCTTATAACAAGAACCCACGATATTACCGTTATTATTGATGCCATAAGCAGAACCGCTGTTATAACCGGCGAGTAGATTTAAAGCTTTGGGTTGCGCGCTAATAGAAGACCAATATACCGGAATGTTCATTTTATATAATAACACAATACTTTTTTTTAAAAAAAAATATTGCAAAAAGATACTTTTTTAAAAAATACTTTTTAGAAAAATACTTTTTAGAAAAATACTTTTTAGAAAAAAGTATAGCAAAAAATATACTTTTTTCTAAATGCTTTTTAAATGCTTTTTAAAATGCGTTTTTAAATGCTTTTTTAAATGCGTTTTTAAATGATTTTTTACACTTTCGTACGTTTATTTAATTGGTGTTTATTTGAAGCAGGTTCAAGCGCATCAGGTTCAAGCGTAGCAGGTTGTTTTTTGGCTCAACCTTTTCCTAAAAGGTTGCCTAAAAGGTTGCCTAAAAGGTTGTTTTCTAAAAGGTTCAAGCGTAGCAGGTTGTTTTTGGCTCAACCTTTTTCTAAAAGGTTGCCTAAAAGGTTGGTTTAGATAGTAAAATTATAATAATCCGACTTAATATCCCGTTTCTCATAGGATAGCGCCGGATTAGGCGGCGGGGGCACTGGAATAGTTACCGGAATATAGCGCAGTTCCAGAGGTTTTAGAACAAATGCACTACCTGCTTTATCAAACAGTTCATTATAAAATTCCAGACTCGAATCATAGCTCTGCAGAGAGAGGGCCACCATTTGACACCCATAATTTAGTGATAAGGTCGAGGAAGGGTTCTTTAGACTCGTCGATAGGTCCGGCAGAACAATAGACATGTTCTTTTTATTGAATTCAATTAATTCTTGCATATCCGGCGTATATTTTACATCATTAAAACGCAATGCACGCATAAAGACAGAATTACTGGCGATATTGACATATTCATTTAATAAGGTTTCACTAAATAAAGGATTGGATTTATCCACCATAATAATTACTTTACCCATGACAGTCTTTAAAGGGGTTTGGCTAAGATTCTTGCCGTTATTCTCGTAGCTAAATTTCTTCCCTAGTAAACGGCGGGCTAAAGTATTGTGTAAGGTATTGGCCATGACATCGTAAATAGGTTTATTATTACTCATAATACGTAAATGAATTAACAAGGGGTCACCCGGATTAGGGCAAGTACTGCCCGCAAACGCATAATCCGCGACAATGCTCATGGCATTTGCAAACGATACACTGTTATAGGTTTCTTTCACATCAAAGGCGTTTTGGGAAGAGACAGAGACCACAGGTGTATTATCGACAGAATAAATTTCAAAATCTAAACAACGGACACCCTGACGGATACAATTTTTTAAAGCACATACATTTACAAAGTCATTCTTCGTGGTGCCGGCCGAACAACAATTATAAGCGGTTTTTATATAATAATCCCGGAGATTATGACTGTATTGGTCGTTGCTAATACTTAAGGTATGAATCGATGGAAAAGAACTATATAAATTATTCATTTTCTTACAATTGGCATTATCTAAAGTGAGTTTATCAATAATCCACCATAAGATAATTATAACGATTATTACACTAATTATGATAAGTATGATTAACGGCAGGCCCAGACTTTTACTGGTCCTACCTAAGTATTGTTTCGTTTGTTCCATTATTTCTTTAATTTTTGAAGACATGTTTACTTATATTAGAGAAGTATTTTTATATGCAATAGTATTTTATATGCAATAGTATTTTTATATGCCATAGTATTTTTATATGCAATAGTATTTTATATGCAAATAAAAAAGGTTAAATAAAAAGTGTTGATATATACTAATATGCCTGGTGGATTATTAAACTTAGTAGCATATGGAAATCAAAATGTCATCTTGAACGGCAATCCAACAAAAACCATGTTTAAAACAACCTATGCTAAATATACCAACTTTGGTTTACAGAAATTTCGCGTTGATTTTGATGGTTCACGGAATTTGCGCATGACGGAAACATCGACCTTTACTTTCAAAATGCCACGGTATGCCGATTTAATCATGGATACTTATTTAGCGGTGACCTTGCCCACCATCTGGAGTCCCATTTTACCTCCCATCTGCCCGACGGATGCCAATGCAAAATACTACAAAGGGGACGGGGCCTGGCGACCATATGAATTTAAATGGATTGAAAATCTGGGGACACAAATGATAAAAACCGTGACATTTCGCCTAGGGGGGCAAATAATTCAAAAAGTGTCGGGCCAATATTTGGTAAATTTAGTTGAGCGGGATTTCACGAGTACAAAAAAAGCCCTGTATTATGCGATGACGGGTAATGTACCGGACCTAAATGACCCGGCCAACGCGGGCTCTCACCGCAATGTCTACCCCAGCGCATATTATGACAACTCGCCCGGGGGACCGGAACCCTCGATACGTGCAAGACAAATATACATACCTTTAAATATTTGGTTTACACTGGCGGCTAAAATGGCGTTTCCTTTGGTAAGCCTGCAATACAACGAGTTTTATATTGATATTGAAATGCGCCCCGTCGATGAAATCTTTGTGGTGCGGGATGTGCTGAGTACCGATATGTGTTATGTGCAAGCCAATCAAGTCCAACCGGAATTTCTATTTAGTCGTTTTCTGCAACCGCCCCCGAATCCACAGCTGGATTATAGTAATGCTGATACGCGCACCGATTGGGCGGCCGACGTGCATTTAATTTCGACGTACGCTTTTCTCTCGGAAGATGAAGTTAAACTCTTTGCTGCGAATCAACAACAATATTTGATTAAAGAAATATATGACTATACGTTTCAAAATGTAACGGGGACTAGTCGTGTTCCCTTAGATAGTTTAGGTTTAATTGCGAATTGGATGTGGTATTTTCAAAGAAGTGACGTGAACTTGCGAAATGAATGGTCGAATTATACCAATTGGCCGTATAATTATTTACCGTATGACTTGAAATGTCCACCAACCGCCGCTACAGATAAAGATGACGATTTATATTTTTCTTATGAGTGTAATAATAATCAACCCATTCCAGTGTATCCAGTGACGAACCCCATAGACGATTCCCCGACGAATATATACATTACTGGGACGTTTAAACCGGAGAACCAGAAAACTATAATGTTAAAGTGGGGTTTATTGCTGGATGGGAAATATCGCGAGAATACGCAAGAGGCGGGGGTGTTGCAATATATAGAAAAATACACGCGTTCGGACGGGTACGTAAATGAGAATGTGTACTGTTATAATTTTGGACTGCATACCAGCCCTTACGATTTTCAACCGAGTGGAGCTATTAATTTGAGTAAATTTAAAAACATTGAATTTGAAATTACTACCTACCAGCCGACGCTTGACCCCTCCGCGCAAGTATTTGTCGTGTGCGACCCCATCACCCACGAGATAATCGGGGTGAATAATCCGTCTTGGCGAATTTATGATTATAATTATGATTTGACTATATTTGAAGAACGTTACAATATTTTAACCTTTACTTCGGGTAATGCAGCGCTAATGTATGCTCGTTAAATTACGCTCGTTAACCGTGTGAAAATAATATATTAATACTTAAAATATATTATTACTTAAAGTTAATACTTGACTCTGCGTGTCTTATACTTGCGTCCGCGTCTCTTATGCTTGCGTGTGCCTGTTTTACGTGTGCGTGTCTTACGCTTGCCCGCACGTGTGCCTTTACGTCTGCGAGACTTACGCAAGCCACCCTGAAAATATCTCTTAACATCTGGTGGTCCTTCAATTAATTCTAAATCTTTTTCTCCTTGTGCATTTTTTATTATTTTCCATAACCGATAGTCAAGCTGACTATCAGCGTCTATCTCTATGAAAGTACCCACCAGATTCTCATCTAAAAAATCGTATGGGTTATCATTTAATTTAATTTGAATTTTTGTGGGTTTTTGTTGAGCCATGTATATACATAAATAAATATATAATTTTATTTATTTATTTATTTATTTATTTATTTATTAAATTTTGCTAAATTTAAGAACGGGAAGCGGCGGCTGCGGCAGAAGCGGCGGCACCTGCAGCCCGAGAAGCTTGAGCCGCACGAGAAGCCGCTGCGGAAGCACCACGAGCAGCCGAAGCCGCTTTGGCCGCCGAAGCAGAGCGTGAAGCTGAGGCAGCTCGACGAGCCGCTTTGGCAGCGGATTTAGAAGCAGAGGCCGCCATACCAGCGGCACGGGAAGCACCACGGGCAGCAGCTCGCTTGGCGGTTTTAGAACGACTGGCAGCGCGCATTTTACGGGAACGCGAAGATCTACGGCGATGTGATTTACTCATTTATATATATACAAAATATTATTTTTTTTGAAAAATTGCTAAAATTAATTAATTAAATGTAATTTAATTTAATTTAATTTAATTTAATTAATTAATTAATTGCATTATATTTCATTATAAAAA